TTTTTTCACGAACATTGCTTTCTTTGATAATGCGAACTTCACGTTCTTTTGTTTCAATCAGCTTTTGTGAATCTTTAGCTGACTTGATGGCTTCGGCTAGTTGATGATCTTTTTGTGCTAGCTGTTGCATTAGTTTGCGAGTTTCAGCTTTCTCACTCAAATGAGTAACACTAAATTCACCTGCAAATGCTTCAAATAGACGACGACCAAAGTTGTTTTCTTTTGCCGTTTTAATATCTTCTTTCAACTGTCCTAACTCACCCTTTAGTTGACTTGTTACAGCAGTATTCAATCTTTTTGCACTTTCAGCTACGAAACGAGCTTTTAGTGCTTCTAATTGTTTACGACCTTCAGCAACTAACTTGACCTTAGCTTCAACAACTGCTTGTTTGTCTTGTGCGAATTCTTTAATTTCGCGGGCAAGAGCGTGAACAATAAATTGCTCTAGCTTTTGTTGACTTTCTTTTTGAATCTTACGGTCAGAGCGTAACTCTTTGATTTCTTCAGCTAGTTTAGTAACCATGAAATCATTGAACTTTGTTGCGCTTTCGCGTAATTTTACTTGTGCTTTCACACGGTCTTCGTTCATTGCTTGTCTTTCAACTTGAAATTCTTGAATCTCAGTTGTTAGACCTTCTGTAATCATTTTGTCAAGGGCTTCCACCATAACACTACGATCATGCTCATAGCGTTGTGCGAATTCTTCTCTTAATTCTGCGCGTACCTGTTCACGAGCTTCTACCAATTTAGATTCCCATGCTTCGCTGATAGCTTGGCTAGTTTCTTCATTGATGATTCCGCTTTCAAGTAGTGGCTTTATAGCATCAAACATGCTTTATTCCCCTTTGTTAATCTTGAGGTCCTTAATAAGACGAACCACTTCGTCTTTTAGGTATCTCTGTACTTTTCTGTCGCCTTGAGCGCCCTTAGCTATATCCAACATCTTATGACCATGACGCATATTCATCATGCCTTCATAAATTGCTTTTGGATAAGCATTTGGTGCGCTTGGCTGAGCGACGATATCCACAGTGACAATTTCAAAGTCACTTACTTTGCCATCCATATCGTTTACGTTTCCGCTACCACGACTAGATACGCCAAGTTTTACACCACTCTCCAACATGGTAGCAACTAACTGCCCCATTGGAGTTGGTAAAATTTTTAGTTTGCCGAATCCATTAGCACCGTCCATCCACATTTGAGTAATCATATGTGAAACACGATCTAAATTGATTTTTAAATCATCTGGGTGATCTACTTCACCTAGAACTGAATAGCCTTCGCTAATTTGTTGATTTAATGTGCTAACCGCTGACTCAATTTCAGATACGGGGTAAATGCGCTCATTGGCATTTTTAACCCCGCCCTGAATGAAAATCCCCTTCATATAAAGAGATTTTTTGTCTCCATCTTCCTTGACAGATTCGACCACCATACTAGCGCGGTCGAATGTCAAGTGTTCTTTTAGATACAAAGCCATGGTCTAATAGAATTCTTATTTACGCTTGCGTGATTCAGCTACTGGGCTTTTGGTATTAGTACCAGCAGCTTGAGTTGTTGTTGGCTTAGGTGCAGCGGTTAAATCTTGTTTTCTTTGTGCTGGGGCGTTTTTCCAGTTATTAGCATCTTTAACTTGACTCTCGCCTTTTGAGTATGCGTTGCTTGGGCCTTTTGGACCTGTTGGCATTGATTCAGTAGAACCTGAGAACTTTACTGGGCGACTTGCCATTCCAGCTTGTCCTGAATTGTCAGCATATGTGCTTTTTGGTTGTGAACCATTGTCACCGCCAATCTTTGAGCCATATAGACCTTTCATTTGCTGAAGTTGAATAGCTTCCATCATTGCTTCTTCTTCGCCTTCATCATCGCCCATGTCTTCATCATCGCCCATGTCTTCATCATCGCCCATGTCGTCATCGACCATGTGCTCTTCCCCTTCTTCGCCGGCCATAATTTCTTCAAACTCAGCCATTAGCTGGTCTAGTTTATCTTCTAGATCAACTACACGGTCTTCTAGGTCTTCTTCATCATCACCTTCTTCATCATCGGAATCCATGTCGATGTCGATCATTTCATCTTCGCCGTCATCTGAGTCATCGAATTCTAAGTCTTCTTCATCTTCTTCATTCATACCTTCTTCTTCGGTGTTTAGTTCACGCATCATTTCAGAAACTGAACCAGCATATTGTTCACCACCACCCATATCCATCATGTTTTCATAGATTTCGCGTGATTTCTCAACTACGATGTCATGGAATAGTGCGCGGGCTTGTTCTTCATTCTCATTGATAATTAACTCAATAAGTTTTTCAAATTTTCTGTTATCCATTATAAATTTCTCCTAATAGAAATGGCTTTGTATGAGATATTTAGTGTGTAGTTTAAAAAACAACGCAATAAGTGCTATTTTTTAACTTTTATTGTGAAAACTACATTACAACCGGTAGTTTTTGTTGAATTTTATAGTGCAGGCATGGCGCCCTCGGCAGCTGCCGGTGCGCCATATTGTTGATGAATTTTTTTAAGATATTTTACTTTTTCATAATTACGAACGTCAGTCATCTTTCGTAGTTTACGAATTTGCTTAAGAGTTAATTTAGTCTTGCGGCTTTCTTTCCATTTTGGACTGCTGTGGTCAGAAGCCACATCTTGGTATCCGGGGATCGCAGTGTCGAACATTTCCATTAACTTCATTTGATTTTCCTATCTTGTATTTATCAAATAAAATTATATCGCGCCTGGTGGCGCCCCAACGGCGCCGGTAGCTTCAGGTGATCCTGGAGTTGGAGTATTCACAGGAGCAATAGTTTCAGGTGCTTCGCCCTCAGGTTGATCTGCTGCATCAGCTTCTTCACCAGTATCAATATCGCTTTGTATATCGCCTGAACTAATACCAATACTTCGTAGATCGTTACCTTTAGGTTCAACATCAACTTCTTTATTATTTTCTTCACGCCACATTTTTTCGTTTCTGTTGATTTCTTCTTCGGTTAATCCTAAGAATCTTTCCAACGCAAATCGCTTGCTTATGTAAGGATATTGTTCTATTGATGTAAATGTAGATACTCTAGCCGTATCCATTTCTGCTTGACGATAACTTGCAAAGTTTTGTGGTGGATTAAATTCTAGTGCGAATAATCCAGAATCAATGTTTAGACCCCGCCATCTTAAAAAGAGTTTAAACTCATCATCTAGCTTTCTGCATATATATCCTTGTAATCTTTCACAGTATTGATTGAATCTAAACTCTTGGATCATAGCAGTACCAACTCTACCATCACTAAGTGGAGTAGCATTATCGTCAGGACCTGTTGGTAAATATGAACTTGGCACTCGCAATCCACGAGCTAGTCTGTTATTAAAGTAACGTAGGTCATCAATTTCACCCAAATTCTGACCACCGGGTAACATTTCTACAGTACTTCCCCTACCATCTGCGGTTACTGGGAAGAAATAATCTTCATTCATACTCAATGGATTATATGTAGCATCAACTATCGCTTGTCCACCTTGTATGCTTGGAATTCTACGTTGATGTATTTCATTTTTAACCCGATCAACGAATGCCATGGCCATGTGACTGGGCATATTACCAACGTCAATCTTAAACATTCTACGCTCAGGTGCTCGCTGAACACGATAAATTAAGATTGCATCTTCTAGCAATTCTTTTTGTTTATAAACTTTAAAAACATTTTCTAAGATGGATTGACCAAAAGGCCAAAAACGATCTAGCCCTTCAGTTAAACTTAAATGAACTACATGCTTAGAATCAATAGCAGATTCGTTGAAGCCTAATGAAAATCTACTACCCGTAGTGTTATATGGCATAGCGGGTACCGTATAACCACCACTTCCCCCACCGCCACCACCTCCAGTACCACCAAAGCCAGTTGCAGGATTAGCAGCAAAGTCTGTGTTTGTTTTTTCAGCTACAGTTAGATTTTCTAAGTTAATGTTGATGTCTTTGATAACATACTGTTCAGGTTTTTTACCTTCACTTTCATTAACAATTACTTTAATAACTTTGGTCATATCTACCCAGTATAGCTTAAAGTTTTCTGGATCTCTAACAAATACTTGATCACCGTATTTTACGGTGTTTCTAAACATTTTAAATATTCTAGTATCCATTTCATTCAATTTACACCATTGCTGTAGCTGAGTTTTTAATAGTTCAATCTCATGTGGGGTAGGTTCTTCTTTGAATTTTAATGAAAATGGAGTTTGATTGTGTTCGTTCTTTTGTGTACTAAACTCTGAAATGATATCTAAACAAGCATTGATTTCTGCATCTACGTCCATCATTTCATATTGATTATAGCGTTCGATACGATTTGGGTGACCTGTATAAACCTCAGGTAATCTGCTACCATAGTTTTTATAACCAAATTCGTTATTATCCCATCCACCAGTTGGTGATCCATTTTGTCCTGGACTACCATTCCAAGCACCTTTATTGCTATTTCCGCCCGAAATAGGGCTCATCGTGCCTGTTGCGTTTATTCTAGTAAATCGTTTTTTGTAGGTCATAGAGTATTTAGTATTTTAACTAGAATGTCTTAATATTTTCTGCTGTATATCCACCCCCTCAGACAGATAGCTAATGATAGTGTCAAATTTATATATCATAGCTTCAATCATTTTAGTTGAAACCCCATTTGAGCCTGTTCCATTCATCATTGATGCAACTTCGCTTGAAGATCCGGTAAGCAGTTTAGACAAAATAGAGTCTGGGTTTGATAAAGGCACAATTGCTTCGCGTCCTTTATCACCTACCCATGCTAGTTGAGGGGTATCTACTATACCGCCGTCGCCATATTTTGGAATATCTGATGCCGAGACACCTCCTGACTTAATTGCAGAAACCATTGACATCCCCTCAGTACGCTGTTTTCCTGGACTAATTTCACCGTGTCCATAAATATCACTATAACCAAAAAATGATGATAGTTGTCTATTAAGATTTATAGCCGCTGCAATTTGTTTTTGATTAACATCCTTATCATCATTTGCGACTGCGGCTATGCCAATTGAATTCCAATTAGTTACCTTTGATCCAGCCTTAGTACCTGCATGATATGCAACCAAGTTGTTAGGCATATAAGGTACTATAGTACCATCTCGATCTATTATATAATTATATGCATTCCCTTTAGCTTGTAAAGTAGAAATTGCATCTTGCAAAGTAGGTCCGCCGGTATGGTGAAATACTGCTGCTGTGGTCTTTGGTCTTTCTGATCCTTGACCACGACTTGCTGTTGGTTTTCCAGAATCGTTTTTGATCGTAGATCCTCTACCTGTATTGCCCTCCTCTATACTATTATCTGGTGATTTTGATGACCCTTGTGTAGGGGCTACTGCACCAGTTTCGGTCGAGGACACTGCGCCTGCACTTGCAGAAGCGTTACTTACTATTGCTGAGGCTCTACCTGATCCCAATGTTGACCGTTGTCCTTCTGAAGAATTCCTTATAGCCACTGCCTGTGTTGAATAGATACCTTTTTGTTGGTAGTTAGCTACAATATCTCTATTTTTTATTAAATCCGCTTGTATACTTTTGTTGTCAGGATATAATTGTGCGGACGGTTCTAATATTTTTAAATATGCTTTTGCTTTTTTATATTCCCTCCTTTTCTTATCTTGCTCAGAACCAAGTTCCTCGCCCCTGGGTATAAAAGCAATTATCCAATCTACCATTTCTGTTATAGCTTCATAAAAAGATAATAAAGCAGGATTTACAAAGTCTTGTAGTGTCCTGAATAGCGCATCCATTGCGGATTGCGTATTTTTTTCTGCTTCTAGTCTTGCATGTTCAACTTTTAATGTAGGATCGTCTTTACCTAATCCGTTCTTCTTATCTTCAATAGCTTGGTTAATTTCTGCCAAAGTCTTATACTCGCCCCTCAGACGAAGTATACTAAGTAATCTAGTTTGGTTGGACATACCAGTAATAGCCTGCATATTCTGCGAGTATGTAGTACCAAATTGAGATAACCCAGCTCCAAAAAGTTTAGTATTTCTTCTTGCTGATTTATCAAGTTGATCGACGAATTCCTCAATTCCATCTTTACCTTTATTTAATAAATCCGCTATTTTTTGCGGATTCATGCCCGCAGTTACCAGTGCTTTTGTGCTATCAGTTAATACTAATGAACCGTCAGAGGCTGCTATTTCATAAGCAGCCTGCGCGTTTTTTGCATCGAGTGTTGTAGCTGCAAACTGACCAAACAATGTTTTTTGTTTTATTTGCTCGCCAATTTTATCAATTTCCGCTTGAATTGATTTTCGTTTTACCTGATCTTCTTCACCTTTTAACTTATCTTGTAAATCTGCTCTTTTTAATTCTTTTTCATAGATAGCTTGATTAAGAGCCTCATTAGCAAGCGCCCTATCTCTTGCTTCTTGTTGTTTCTTTATGTCGGTACCTGTAAATGCAGCTAGCGTTATCATGCTTTCTATATATTCATCCGCGGCTTTTCTTTGTTTTTCAGTACTATTAGCGATACGTTGACCAGAATTAGTAGTTTTACTAATATAATCAGCTTGTAATTGGGTAACATCTTCCTGTGATAATCCCAATCTACGATATGCCGCTCTTTGTTCTTCGGTTGTTGCTGCTAATTCAGCAAACTTTTTTACCCCGTCACCAGTTGCTCCACCTAATGCAATCAATCCAGTGCCCAAAGATTTGACAGGTTTAATGAAACTTTCAAGAGTACTAACACCATACCCTGCAGTTTTTGCCAATTTAAAAAGATCATCTGTTGTTAATGAGGCAGTAGCACCAATTTCACTTAAGGAATTATATGATTTTATTAACTTTTCATTGCCTTCAGTGACTATTTCTGCTGCCAGCGTGAATAATTTAACAACACCACCAAGCACAGTAGTTAATGGACCAAACTGTTTACCTAAAGCTAGAGCGGCGTCTCCTGCGGAACTGATAGATTTATTATATTTTGACATTCCCCCTTCGGTACTAAGCAAGGCATCCTTAACTTGTTTGGATGTATCCAATAAACTACTACCGAATTGTTTGAGGGCAGCAACATTATCTTCCCTTCTTTTTTGCTCCTCTGCGATTTTTTTGTTGTTTTCTGCCAGTTCTTTATTGTTTAATATTCTTATTTTACGTTCTTCTTCAGTTTCGTGAGCACCACCCAATAGCTCGGTAGTCCAGTCATCCAGTGCTTGTCTAGAGGCTTGGAGAGAAGCTTCAAGTTCGCGCAAATACTCAGGATCTAAATTATCAGACATATCATTTACCCACTAAATAGCAATACTCTGTATTTAGTCTTACTAAAAATACATTTTCTTAAATAGGAAAAACTATGAACCAAGAAAACAACCCACTAAAACAATACTTTCGTAGACCAGCCATATATGTAAAATTACCAAGCGAGGGTAAGTATTACAATTCTGATACAATATCCATGCCTGATAACAAAGAATTACCTGTATTTCCAATGACTGCTATAGATGAAATTACCGCTAGAACTCCTGACGCTTTATTCAATGGCGAGGCAGTGGCAGATATAATTAGAAGTTGTATGCCCAATATTAAAGATCCATGGGCAATAGTAAATATGGATCTTGATGCTATTTTAATCGCAATTAGAACCGCAACAAATGGTAATAACATGGAAATTGAATCCATGTGTAGAGAGTGTTCGGAAGAATCAAAGTATGATGTAAATTTAGTTGGTATATTAGCAGGACTAAAACCAGGCAATTATGACCAAGAATTGCTAATAGGTGAGTTAGCTATTAAATTTAAACCATTAACATACAAAGAAATTAATCAAATTAACACACATCAATTTGAACTACAACGAGGATTTGTACAATTAAACGATATTACCGATACAGAAGAAAAGAACTCAAAAATAAAAGAACTACTTATTTTAACTACCAAACTAACTTCTCAAGCCATTACCAGTAACATTGAATATATCAAAACTCCTTCAGCATTCGTACAAGAAAAAGAATATATATTAGATTTTTTAAACAATTGTGATAAAAATACATACGATATATTAAAAGAGTTTAACTTAAAATTAAAAGAGGGCACAGACATGAAGCCCTTAAAGGTAAAGTGTATACACTGTCAGCATGAATACGATCAACCAATTACTTTAAACATGTCTGATTTTTTCGGCTGAGGCTTTTGAATCTTGGACACGAGGGTGTTCAAAAGCTTTTAAATACAATGGAAAATGATTCAAACGAGATTAAAACGTCAGCCCTTAAATTATCTTGGTATATGAGGGGAGGTGTCTCTTATGAAGATATACTTAATATGTCTACTTATGAACGAACCCAATTAAATGAGATCGTTAAATCTAATTTAGAAACTACCAAGAAAACTAACATACCATTCTTTTAATCAATTCACTAACATACTGATTTTGTTTTTATTAACAAGATTGGTATGTTATTTTTGCCCATTATTATTCATTTATATCAAACTATCCTCATCTAAAGTTGTCTTACAGACAACTAATACCTTCACTTATCTTCGCTACGCTCAGATTAAGTTCGGTATTCTTTTTAAAGAGTAAATTAGTATCATTAATCTTAAAACTCTTACTGGATATTAACAACTGCAAATAATACTGTTCATGCTGCTCAGAAGCCATGGTAGTGCTATTTCAGCACTACCAATGGATCTAACGTACTATGCTGTCGTCGACCAATCGCTATCTTCCCCCACATAATCAGCCACTACTAACGTGCTACTATGTGCCACCGGTTGCTCTGTAAAGTATTTACGGGACTGTAGTTGAGACTTGAATCTACACAAGGAGATCCGCCATCTCAGCAACGCATGTTCTACAACATCAAGATAGAGTAGTTGTA